GTTTCTCATCTGATCTAAGTTCTCTAAAGCCTGTTCGCCAAGCATAATTTTCAAACAAAGGATTTTCTAAAAACTCTTGTGGTGTCATTGTTCTTGCATAATCTTTTAGTTCTATACTTTTTTCTTGTTTATACCAATCAACAACTAAACTCCAACAATCAGTAACTCCCCAAACCCAAGGTCTACCTAATAAATCTGGAACGTAACCTTTTGGCTGACATTCACCCCATTCTCCTGTTTTTGGATTAACAATATACCAAGGTAATTTACTGTGCTCACAACTTATACGATCAGCCTGACTTGGTATTGGAGGTGTTGATGGATGGCTATGAACAACAGCAACAATATCTCCTAAATTATCTGCCTTTACATAATCTTCTGGATTTAAAATAAATTCTTGATGATTTGTTATAGCTAAATTTTGACAGGGATAGTATTTTTGTTTACCTCTTATATTTAATAAAAGTCCTACAGCTTCTTTAGGATCTTGGTCTTTCGCATGAACCAATGCGTCATCTCTCCAACTCATTGCGTAAACGTGCCAATACTAGGAAATAAAGCACGGGTACATTGACGTTTAGGTGCTCTAACACCAGCCATATCAATAGCTCCTGCTAATTCAAATTCAACTACATCTCTATTTTCTGCTGCTTTTCTATCAACTGTATAGATTTGACGTTTAAATTCTGCTGTAGGATCTGGTGTTCCTAATGGATTACTACCACCACTAAAATTTGCAGCGTCAAGAAATCTTGCCATTGTTCTAATCCTTGTAAACGTAGCACCTGTTAAATCATTACCAGCCGTTGTTTGATTAACAAGCAAAAGTATAGCTGATATAGTTCCCAAGGCATTACTGACAACAAGTTTTGGTCTTGGAATTTGACCACGTTGATATGCAAAACCTGTGGCTTCTATAGGAAACCTTTGATAAGAATTACCAGCCCATACTATTTCACCATTAGCATTAAGATTAGATCCAGAATGAAATCTATATATTGTTGTTGCACCATGTAAAGAGTTGTCTAGCTGTAATGTAAAGAGTTCAATAATTGCAGAGGGATTTATCTTTTGAACTTCACTAAATACAGGATCAGTACTCATGGTTCAAACACCTCTCTAAATGTTGCTTGTATTGTCGCTCTGTTTAAATATGGAATTGATTTAGACCATGATTCACATACAAATTTAGATGAACTAGCTTCTCCTGGAGGAGTGAAATCAAAGCTGGCACTATCATTTGCTCTTGCATCTAAAAATGTTTCTATAGTATCTGCATCCGTTTCTGACACATTAAAAGTCAAATTAAATATTTTTGGATTTTGATGTTCTGCAAGTCCAAATAATATTCTATGTTCATATCCATCAGCAAATCTTACTGTTCTAGTTTTTGGTGCGGATCTTTTTTGCTGTCCGTATGTTGGCGTAATTGAAGGAAAAGTAGCCATTATGCAAGTAAACCTCCAGGTCTTTTCTGCTGTACTAATTCAGATTGTACCGCTACAGATATAAGACGACCAAGTTCTCTACTTTGTTGTTCATCACCTTCAACAGAAGAACCAGAAGCATCTACATTTACTATTACATTTGTAGATCCACCAAGAGCATGGTTTGGAATTATAGTACCTTTTCTGTCAGGAACAAAAACTTCTGGCCCTCTTTCTCCTACAACAGAAGGTCTACCAACAGGAGGTCTGCCACCATTAGCAAAACTATTCATCGTCAAATTATTCGGATTTGTTGGTCCTCGATTAAAACCCGCAAAAACATCAGTAGCTCCACCTCCAAACATACCACCAAACATTCCTAAAATACTTCTCTGTAGTTGATTTGCTATCATTCTTGCAGCCATATCTAAGAAATAACCTGCAATTCTATTAGTCATATTTCTAAAGGCATCAGCAACAGACATAGTGCCCATAATTATACCTTTAAAAGATTCTTGGAACGATGAACCTATTGTTTGAGATAAACCAACAACTCTCATACCCACATCATTTAACTGTTTCATTTGTTGGTCTAACATAATCATTTCAGCTTGAATAGGATTAGCTAAAATTTCTGCCTGTTCTATTAATATATTTTGAAGTTCTATTTGTTTTAGTAAATTATTAATTTTGCTTTGATTATTTTCTGCTTTAGCTATATCTAATGCAGATTCGAGAGAAGATAATTTATTTTTTTGTTGTAATATATTAAGTTCTTTAGGTAGTAATGTTAAACTTTCTTTTTGTAATTTTATTCTATTATCTAAATCTGCTAATGAAGCTTGATTTTTTAATTTATCAATATTTACAAGTCCTTCTGCATTTTTAACAATTAATTTTTGATTTTTTAATTTTTGATTTAAAATGGCTATTTCATTTTTTAAAGAATCTGTTGTAATAAGTTGATTTTCTTTAGTTTTTAACGTAAGTTCTTTGTTTAATAATGTTAATGTATTTTTTTCTTTTTGTAAGTTTAGTTCAGCAGAAGTCAACTTAAATCTATTTTTTTCTATTTCAAAAGCTTGTTGTAAAGGTACAATATTTCGTAGGTTAAAAGTGTCATCAGCTAATTTTTCTAGATCTTTTAATTTTGGATCAGGTGAATTGTTATTAGGAAGATTGTTATTTGTAATATTATTTTGATTAGTTTTAAATTCAAATGGACTCATATCATATCCCAATAAAGTTCGATACATATTTGCTGCTACAATTTGAAATTCTGCAAAACTTAAATTTTGTTCTTTCCGTATTCTACGAGAGGACTCTTTAATCATCTTTATAGTATTATCAATATGCTGTTTATCCCCCCCTGTTGCACGGATTTGCTCCGCTAAATCAATCTGTAGATTCTCTATAACTTTTTCTTGATTTAATTTTCTAGCAAAGTCAATAATTCCAGCCAAAAATGGCCCTAAAGAATTAGCCATTAATAATGTAAGTTCAGTACCTAACTGATTTATTTCATTATTAAATTTAGTCATTTTTTCTGCATTTTCTTTTATTTGTCCCTGACTTATTCCAAATTGCTCTTCAAACTCTGACAAAAGAAGAGTTGCAGCAGAAGATGTTAAACCTAATTTTTCCAATTCAAGTGCTAGTTTGCCTGTTGGTGTATCAACTAAACCTAATTTTGTGACTAATTTTTCTATATTTTCTGTAGGTTTTGCAAGTGCTTTTGCTAAATCATCTAAAGCACTTCCAATAGTAGTGCCAGCTATAGATAATGCAAAACCAAATTGACCCATACCAGGTATTGCTGATAAAGCTCCTCCAGCTAAACCACCTAAACCTCCACCAATAGCAGCAGTTGGACCTTGCCCAAATAGCAAAGGAAAACCACCACCAATAATTCCACTACCTATTGCACTTGCAGCACCTCTTCTAACCATTCGTTGCCGTGTTAATGCTTGTTCTTTTCTTAGCCTTAAATCTCTTAGTCTGTTACCTCTAGCTAAAAGTTGATGTTCTCTTTGTTCTAGCGTTTGCATCCCTGTCTGTGCTCTTAAAGCATTATCTATAGCTTTTGTTCTAGTAGTTAATGCTTTTTCATATGTTTTTTCACGTTTTATCAAATTTTCTATGGCTTTATTAAATTTATCAGATCCAATACTGCTTTTGTCTAGCTGCTTTCTTGTAAACTGAATTCTTTTATTTAATTTATCTAAGTCTTTGCTTCCTTGAACAGCAAGTTTTAGATTTACTGTATATTCAGCCACTTAAAAATTAAAATATTTATCTCATTCTACCTCTTTTCCCTTTTAAAGCACTAGTTGTTTGTGCTTCTTGTTGATGCTTTTTATAATCTTCATGTTCAAGTTCAGCATAAGCAGCCCAACCTATCATTTCTTCAATAGTTAAAGTTTCTGATAATTCAGCAACGGTTTTACCTAGTTCTTTGGCTAATGAAAATAAAAACTTCCAATCATTATTAGCTTTTTAAATCGGCTTTAGCCTCTGATACCTCCTTAGTCTGTCCAGCTTCTATCATTGCTAACTGAATTTCCTGTAAAATAACAGCTTCAACTTCCCTTCTAAGAGATGCTTTATCTCCGTCTTGAAAAAGTCTTGCACCATCTTTCTCCCTTTTTCTTCTC